GTCATGGCATGGTGCAGGCTCACCCCGTGGAATCCGCCCTGCTCCAGATTGTTGTCCGTCCGCAGCACCGCACCATCCCTGTGGTTCGATGCGTCGGGTGTCGGCCAATTCGCCGCATCCTTCACCACCACCGTGGTCAGCGACTCCTGCGACACCTTCATTCCACGCGCTCGATCTTGAAAGCCCTGCCGCACCTCCGAGGCTATTGGAGACGGCCAAGATGAAGACCCGTTTGCGCTGGTGCGGTGCGCCGACTTCAGCCGCGCTGAATATTCCCCACGAGCTTTTATAACCAATTTGTTCCAACTCTCCAATGACTTCTCGGAGTCCGAGGCTGATGTGTCCTTCGACGTTCTCGAAAAAACACATTCTTGGTTGAAGAAGTCGAATTCCGTCTGCGATCCAAGGCCAGAGGTGTCTTGGGTCTTCTTTTCCTGCTCGTTTTCCTGCGGAAGAGAACGGCTGGCATGGGTATCCCGCAATGAGGATGTCCACCAGTCCGTGAAACGATTCGTATGGGAAGGTTTTAAGATCGTTCCATAGAGGTGCGACATCCATGAGTCCTTTTTCCATTTTACTGACGATATTGGCTTGAGCAAACCCCTCAAGTTCACAATATGCGAGGGTTCGCATTCGGTCTCCAAAGATGTTTTTGAGTCCAAGTCCAATGCCGCCATATCCGGCGCACATTTCAATAGTTGTGATGGTAGTATCCACATTTGTGTTTCTTTCTGTTTTGTATTTGGGTTAAAAGTTAGCGAAGCGTTCTGGTTTGATTGTGTTCTTGGAGCGGATGACCCAAGCGGTGAGGAACGCACGGGTGTACTTACGTTCTGGGTGGGCGAGTAGCCATGACTGAGCGTTCTGCGCTTCCTTCTCAACATCTTTGTCTGGATTTAGTTTTTGAAGTTCTGCTAGGAACTCAGCGTCTACTGGTTTTTGCTTTCTCTCTTTTTTAACAATAGTTTTTGGTTCCTCTGGTTTATCATTATCATTCTCTGGTTTATTATTTATTATTCTCTGGTTAATGGTGTCGGTTTCCCTACCATGTAGGTTTTCCACATAGTAGGTTTTCCGTAGAGTAGCACCAGAGATATGGCGAACACGAACATACCACTTTCCCATCCTCTTGTTTTCATAATCATACCTTGGGTCATCCTCGATAAGCTCTAGACCAATCAACGCTTGCTTTGCTTTGTGAAAACGATCCCGTCCTATCTGTAATTTCTTCATGCAGTAATCAGCAACCGCATAAACAGAGTTGTTTCCCTGCCACTTCGCCACATAACAATAGAAAGTGTAAAGTGCCAAAGCATCAAAAGCGGAATCAGTAGTTAGAATTTTATCAACGGAAGCCTTCGTGACTCCAACCATGTACATTTCTGGCGTTCCCTCGCATAGCGTTTCGCATTGAGCGAACTCATCAACTTTGTATTTCATTTTAAAAAAGGCGACCCCTTGTGATGGCGAAGAAAAGCGGCAACAGACGCATAGGAGTGCGAACCACCACAAGGGATCATATATTTTGTTTGTTAATTTAATTTCCTTCTGCTCCGGCTCCTACCCCGAAGGCACGATTGCTCGTACAAGACAGACACTACTACATCTAGTGATAGTGTCAAATGTTTTTTACAATATTTTTATCGGTAACGATAGTCACTCTATGTTTACGGACTTAATCTCATCCCGCGACCATTGATGTATACGATCATTGATCTTGTCCCAGATTTCATCAGCGTCATCTTCATTCTCACATTTGTAGATGCAGCGTTGCTCACCGATAGAATCATCCTTGATGAAGAAGTTAGACTGGTAGATTGTCAGACCAGTTGCGGCGGTAGTTGCAACAACAGCAGTATTGTTGGGTTTGAGTGCCATGTTGCAGATGCCTTGGTCAGATTCATATTGTGCAATGAAACTGGTATTAAGGGCAGCGGCAAGAGACATATTTGTAATCAGAACTGTTTGCCTGATTGCAGCAAGCATACGCTCTGCGTCTTTATTTACTTCGTTGTTTTCGTTAGTGTTATCCATAAGTAAATAGACTATCAAAAAAGTGTTGACTTGTCAATAGGATTGGTTTACTTTTATTTGAAATGAAGCATCCATTATACGAAGCCTACGAATCCTGCATGACTGCCTATGAGCAGTCTCGCTACATTCGTTCTATTGGACGCAAGACCTTTGCCAATCAGCTTCGGGAAACCCGCAAGAAGCTAGGCATGACAGTTAGGGAACTAGGTGACAAGATCGGCGTGACTGGATCGTTAATCAACCAGATCGAAGTAAACTCCAAGAGCATTCTGAAGAAAGAACAAGTAGATAAAGTGATCGAACTATGCACACCTTCCTCGAAATCGAAAACGGCAAGTACTATGTCCGAGTCAGTCCCTACGCTGCCAGCAATCCCAGCCCAATGCACGAACGAGGAAAACCTTTCCCAGACAGCCTCAGACCAGAGTACGAGTCACTGGAGTTGGCCGCCATCGGACTTCAAGAACTAACAAACTACTACCAATGCTTAGTAGAAAAAAAGGTTTCAAAAAAACGGGGGCAAGGTTAAAGCCTGTTTCAGATAAGCGTAAGGTTCTTAACAAAGAATACTTTGAAGCGAGAAAGGAATACTTTGCTACTCATCCAAACTGCGAGGTATGCGGGGCTGGAGCTACAGATATTCACCACAAAGCTAAGAGAGGAAAGAACCTTTCCAACCTAGAAATGTTTATGGCAACGTGCAGAACGTGTCATAATAGAATCCACGATAATCCTGCGTGGGCAAGAGAATTAGGATATTTAATATATGAGTTCAAATAATACATTCGTTTCAATGATCATCTGCGAGGGATACCATGTAGATGAAAACCAAGTTAAGATTCTTTTCCAACAGCAATTCAATCAATGCTGGGTAAAGAAATCAGACATCAGAACCATTGAAACACTAGGTTTCCACGATGGGCGCAAGTTCGTTCGTATTGTAATCCCAGAGGAAGTAGCAAACACGCTAGAGCTTCAAGGTATTCTGGATTAATCCTCTCCCCAGTCATCGGTAGAGTAGTCATCATCCAAGGTGGATTCGACTGGCTTTTCTTCTCTTGCCCAGAATCGGTTAGTGGGAACAGCTTTATCGTTTCCGATAAAAACTAGTCCAAACCTACGAGACATTTCTAGGCAGTAGAGAAAGCTATCCGCCAAATCTGGCGAGTATCCAGTGCGTCCCTTGTAGTCATCTTTAGTCTCTACAGAAATCTTCTTGGATTTAATGAAATATCTACGGATGCAAAGTTCTCGTGCCAACTCAGACGCTGCACCAACCCCGTAGATCACTCGACTCTTAAAGCCGTGATAGGCTGAGTACCAATATTCTGAGACAAGCCTATCATAAACATCCTTACAGGGGCGTTTATCAACCTCTGCTGCCATACGGTCAGTAGGTTTACCCATAGAGGAAATAAGAGCGATAGAGTGACCACTGGCATCAAATCTCAACCACTCGCGTATGATAGCTTGAGCGACTCGACCGCCATCACCAGATACGTCCATACCAAATTTAGTAGGTTGAACTCCAGAAGCCCGGCATAGCTCGACTACTTCCTTAGCTAGACCAACCTCAAACTCAGCGGCTTCACGGGCAGATAGCTGAATGACCTTTTGTTTCTCCAACCACATAACACGATTGCGAGTCCCGCGAATGTAACCCAGTTTAGCTATGGTAAGCACACACCTATCTCCACCAACTGTAAAAGCGGTATCGAATCCAGCAACCTTGTGGAATCCTTCTGAATCCCAAAGCGGTTCTTCGTCGGTATCAGCGTTACGAATCAAGTCAGCGGTTAGAATGGTCTGGGCGAAACCCGATTTCGGCCACCAGCCAATAGCGTTACGAACATAGTCAATTGCATTTTCATCACCATAGCACTGTTTGAGCATGACTTCTTGCTTCTTGCGATCCATTAAGAACGGGAACGGGGATGGTTCATGCTCTGGAGCAGCAAAGTTAGGAGACCTCATTCCATTGTAAAACAAGCAAACGCCAGTCTCAGTCTCCCATTTATCCATCTCTGGACTGACAGTATCAAAGTTAGAAGCACCTTTAGGCATAGCCCAGCGAGTGTGAGGATTGTCACCAGCAGACGGGTTTCCAATACCGATAAAGACTACATCATTGTTAGCGGATAAGTTAACACGGGCAGTAATCGCGCCTAGTTCCATTTCGGGCAACTCATCAAGGGCTAATCTAATCCGATCATTCTTACGTCCACGGGTAGTATCAATAGCTTTCTGGCCCTCATTACCTGACTGAAATGCCAAAGCTTTGATAGCATTTCGGTAGTCCTTATCTTCATCATTCGACCCACCGCCCCAAACGATCATGTGGCGATAGTCAATAAGCTTACCAAATTGAACAGCAGCTGACTTCCATAGCTTAGAAATGATACCCCAGATACGATCTTCGGACGCACCAAGAGTAGTAGTAGCAACCCAAGATGAAGTGCAATGTGGAGCAGAACACCAGTCAAGGTAGACCCAAAGACCAACTGGAAACGACTTTCCCATTGAGGCCGCGCCAGCTAAACAGATGTCATCATTGTTGCAGAGTTCTTCTAGAGTTCTCAACAACTGAGTATTGGTATAACCTCGATTGACAATAGAAACTTCCGTTGGCCATTGGAGTTTTACTGCCTTCAAGAAATGTTCGTATGGAGTGAGTAATTTAAAATCTGAAAGATTTATATTGTGCTTATTGCAGTAATCTCTTCCGTATTCACCCTTGCTAATAGCGTAGCAGTATAGCTCTATACCTAGCTCGTCCATGTTCTCAGGGAATTTGATACCGTACTTTTGGATGCCTGTGTTTCCAGAAAAAATTCTTGACATATCAATAATAAAATATATTTTCAGATGAAAGGCAAGATGAAACTCAAAAATAGAAACCTAGCTCCAGTTGGTGGATGGTACTACAAATACGAGATCAAACGTGATAAACTCACCTTCCCAGCGGTAGTGTATGGAAGCACATGGAGCAGTCTGATTTCAAACATCCAAAAAGATTGCCGTTCCAATGGAATAGAAGTTCCAGAAAATATTGAGCAAATTGTAGAAGATCAAATCTGCCAACGCCAACCAAGTGATCGTTGCTGGTACGCTGATGGTATTGGAGATAATATCGCCCAAGCCATTCATACTGTAGCGAGAGTGGCTGACAAGGTTCTTGGAACTAAACTTGAACATAAAGCAAGGGGATGTTCTTCTTGCAATCGACGCAGGAATGCGCTTAACTCGTTATCGTAAACGATAAAATATTATGCTATCCATAGGAAACGACAACTTCTCACTAGCAACCTTAGATCAAGATGGCAAGCCGCCAGCAACACGAATTTCCAACGCTAATCACGCTTGGAACATAGCTAACCACTTGAGGCAAGCCAATATCGGGCGCGAGAACAAACGCATTCGCATTTACAAAGCTTACAAAATGTTTCCGCCTACAGGGTACAGCAGACTTGCTGAAAAGCGATTACCTTGGCAATCAGACGTTAACTATGGACAACTTGGATTTATCGTTGATAACCAAAAATCCAGTTACTACGATGTAATTACTGAGCGTCAGGCTTGCTGCACAATCAAAAGCAAGTTTGGTAATGAGAAAGAACGCCTTGTCAACTCTGAGAACATTGCAACGGCATTCGACCAAGCAATCCGCGAATGGCCCGGCTACCTTTATAATACAGAGCAAGACCTAGAAGAGATGCTCTTGTACGGAAAAGGGATTGGAATGTGGGATAGTCCGCTAGGATGGATGCCAGAACACGTTTTCCTATCTGATCTCCTTTTCCCAGATGATATTCGTATCGACTTCTGTAACCTTGAAGAGTTTGTGCGCCGTGTCCGCCTGACTCCTTACGAGTTGTATAAGAAGATCGAAAACCGCGCTGCTGCTGAAGCGATGGGCTGGAATGTAGACGCAGCTATTGATGCTATCCGTTTCCACCGCTCATTCAATAACCACAGGAAGACCCGCGAAGACTTCTTCCGCACAATTAGCGAGTCAGGATTCAACTGGTCACTTTCGGTTAACCAAAAGATTGATCTCTACGAAGTATTCTGGAGAGAGTTTGACGGCAAGATCAGTAAGGCTATTGTTCTTCAAGATTACCAACCAATCGCTGACTACATTAACTCCAATGTAAAAGGGGCAGGAAAGATCAGTGAAGATGACATTAGAACTCAACACGGGTTTATGATGCTCAAGACTGGTGCATTTAACTCATGGGATGAGATCATGTATATGCTAACTGATTCAGTTGGTTCTGGTCTATTCCAAGACATTAAGAGCCAAGCCGAATCCGCTTTCGTTGCTTGCCGTCAGTACGACTTCACAATGAATAGCCTCGTTGATGCTGTTCGCCTTAACTCCATGTTGATGATCGAGGGTCAAGGGCCAGATGCAACTAAGATGCTAAAACAAATGGAATGGTTGCCAATCAGCGTACTTCCAGATGGGGCTAAGTTCATTCAGAACCGCTTCCAACTCCCAGTAGCAGAGAGCATGAGTTTCATGCAATTCTTCATGGGAGATATGTATAGGGGCATGGGTCAGTATCGTATCAATGCACCTACTGCTGGTGGAAAACAACGCACTAAAGGAGAAGCAGAACTCGATGCGGCGGAATCAGCTAAACTCTCTGGAACACAGATTCGTCGTTTCAATGAGTGTCAAACATTGTACTTCAAACAACTGTATAAGAGGTTTGTAAACGCTAAGTCTAGCGATGATGGGTATGAATACGTTAAGAAGTTCTACGAAATCCTAGAAGAACTGGGAACACCTAAAGAAGCTGCGGCTTGGAAGAATATCACTAGCATACGTTCTAACCTTATCAATGGTGCTGGTAGCCCGTCATTTAAGCTAATCACCGCTGAGAAGCTACTTCAGATTACAGCTATCACACCAGCTAACGAAGGGCAGGAGAACGCTGTTAAAGACGCTATTGCCGCCCTATCTGGACGTGACAATGTATCTAGGTATCGTAATACAAAACCAACTAAGATCACTGACGTTAATCGTGTGATTGGGTTTGAAAATGCAGGAATGACTGATGCCTTTGTCAATCCACAGAACTTCCCTGTATTACCAACTGATCCTCATATCGAACACGCTGTTGGTCACTTTCAGGATATGATGATGCAATTGCAGATGAATGCACAATCTATCCAAGAAGGTCAACCAGACATTGATGATCTATCATTGGCAATGCGCTCAGTGAAATTCAAAGGTGGTCACATCATGGCTCACGTTGAGTACATCAGTAAGGATGAATCTAAAAAGGATTTCCTCAAGCAATTCATGCAAGGAATGCAAGAAGCTCAAGGGATGGCAGATCAAATTCAGTCTGTGTACCAAGAAATGGCTCAAGCCGAAGCTCAGAAGCAAGGTCAGCCAAATTCGGAAGAAGACATCAAACTTCAATACCTCGCTGCCAAATCTGGCATCGAAATCGACACCAAGAAACAACTTGCCGACATTGCGATTGGCAAGTCTTCCATCAGCCATGCTCAACGTACAGAGCAGCGCAAGGAACAAGGTATTACTCAACTTGCCCTACAGAAAGCCAAAGCTCGCCAAGAAATCCAAAAGGAAAAAGCGAAGATGGCAGCTATGCAGGGCGAGACTCCAGAACAACCAAAGACTCCCGGTCAGCCAGAAGCTCCAGTTGAGGAAGTTGGAATGGAAACTAACATAACACCAATGCAACAATGACCACAGAAAAAGTAAAATCACTATGCGCTGCCATTACAGCACACGAAGATTGGAACAAACTACAAGCATACCTACTGCTAAACGTAAACCCACCAGACGGAGTAACCACACTAATCCATGCAATCAAAACTATTGATGCTATTGGAACAGAGGAACAAGGAGAGTTTAAAAAAACAAAATCTTCTTCAAGAAATAAAGAAACAAAAGACAGTACGATTGACCCAGACCTCGACGAAAACTAATTTATGGCAGACACAAACGACACAGCAGCAGTAATCAAGGAACTACAGGATAAACCCCAAGTTCCGATCAAAGGTAATACATCTGACTTCCTAAAGAAGTTCAGCAAACAACAAACCGACGATGGAAAACCTAGTGGAACAAACATGGGTGATCCAATGCTTGGAATGCCAAGACACAATGAAGAAGAACCACCAGAAGAACCAACAGGAGTTACTGAAGCTGAAATCACATCCGATAGAACGGGTAAGAAAAAAGGTTTCGTTGAAAGGCAAATCGAAGAGAACCGCAAGCTCAAAGAAGAACTTGAAAAGTACAAGCGAGACGAGGTTCCAAAGTTTGAAACCAAAATCCAAGAACTTGAGCGATTGGTTGCCGAATCAACATCAACAAAAGAAACCAACCACTACCAAGAACAGCTTAACAAAGCGAACCAAGAAAAGAATGAGGTTGAACAACAACTCTCAGAACAGATCAAAGACTTGCGTAGTAAGTTGGACTTCCATGATATTACGAGCAATCCAGATTTCAAAAAGACATATCTTGAACCCATCAAGAATACTTATGATACTGCGAGACAGTTGCTATCGAATGATCCAACGCTTCTTTCAACATTCTCCCGTGCGGTTAATGCAAACGCCTCCATCTTCAATGCGGCATCCGAAGAAGATCGTAGAGCAGCAGAGACAGATCGAGATCAAGCGTTTGAAGAAATCACGAACTCGCTCTCGCAATTCAAGCAGTACCAGTTCGCAGAACAAGTCAACAGCTTCATCAAAGCAACTCAAGGGCATCACGCAGCTCTTGTCAACTTTGAAGAAACCAAGCAGAACATCATTCACACCACTAAACAAAAAGAGCAAGAGGGACGGAACAAGTATCTGAACCAGTGGCGCGAAAGCTACAAGAATACCCAGCAAGAGATCGACAATGCTACATCAGTGCCTGACGCTGTTGCTGATTACATGAAAGAAAAGGGTATCAAGTATGATATTAGCCGCGATGAGGCTATTGCACTTTCAGCAACACAGCAGAGCAGTGAGCAAGCATCTGTAGAAGATATGAACCGCTTGATTCATCAAGGCCGGGCATATCAGAAGATTCAAGCTCAGTTAAAAGCCTACCAAGAGATGGTGAAAGAGAAGGATGATTATATCGCCCAGTTAAAAGGATCATCCCGCATGACTTCATCTCCTAGTACATCGGATTCCCAGAAGCCAAGAATGAGCATGACAGAGGGACTGGCAGCGAAGATCGCAAGGTTCTCGCCGCAAAATCGGTTGACAGCATAGCCCACATTCCTAATTCTGGTTGTCATAAGGGGGAGGTAGAATGCGCTACCTCCCCCAACTTTTTTTAAAATAATCTCTTGACACATTAATTAAGATCATTATCTTGCGTGTAAGAGATAGCCGAAATTATCGTTTACGATAATATTAGGGATTCAACCGCACTCTGGTTGGCGAGTTATCGACCTCGCATGAAAAACGATTTCTGGACAGATAAAAACTCTGGGTTGAGTCCAGCAGAGGAAACCAAGCACTCGCTTGCTATTCCTCATGGTTTAGTTGGCAGTGCAAAACCAAACTAAACTAAATAAAATAAAATCAATGAGCGATCAACTCTACTTCAATAGTTGTGCTGAGATTGACAGTTTCTTCCGCGAGGGCCGCGAATATTTCAACGACCTTTATGTTAAGAAACTCGTAACGAACTCTGCATATTTCACCCGTTTCGAGGAGCAAGCATGGCCTCTTAACCATACAACTGAACAGAAAGCATTCCGTTTCGGACGTGGATTCCACGATCCTTGCACACCTTTCCGTCAGATCACTGACACCTACTGCGAGACTGATTCTTGCGATAGCAAACCCGAAGTGATTCAACGCCCCGGCACTGAGTCCTATACTTTTGAATTGCTCCGCAAGGAAATGACCACTGACTGGATTTGCGTTGAGAGCTTGCTCTACCGCTTGTTCCCTGCTGAAGAAATCCTTCAGTTTGAAGAGTCGAATGCTCGTATCACCAAGAACGTCCACGAAGAGTTCCTTCGCTCGAACTACATCGGTGGTTCTGGACACAAATGGATGGGCATCACTACAGATGACGGAACCTATTGCGGTCTCGTCGATGACGGCGCATGGTTCGTTCCTGAGCATACTCTCAACAACGAAGCTGGTTACGACCTCTGCGCTCTTCGCGTTAAGATCGCCAAAGAAAACCTTGGCAAGATTGCTTATCTCTCGCTTGATATGCTCGACGATGCACTCGTTGACCTCCAAGACGAAGATGACGCTTTCCGCCTTGATCTCCAAGATGCGACTGGTCAGCCTTTGCTCGACATCGTTATCCCTGACCCACAAGTTGGACGTGCGCTTTACTTCCAAGCCAAGCGTAACAACGGTTACTGGGATGCAAACACGGATTTCGACGAGCGTCTTACTCGTTTGAAACTCGGCATCAATCGTATCATCGGCGACTACGCCTTCGGTTACGACATCAACTCCGCTCGTTTTAACGCTGATACGGCATTCAACGCCTCGCTTCCAGATTACAACGAAGCTAACCCTGCGACATGGCCTCGCCTCGTTCGCGTTCCTCGCTACATCAAGACTGTTCTTGAGCGAGGTTGCGCTTACATTCCTAACCGCGCTTATCGCAATGCCGACTTCGGTATCTCGGTAGCTATGGTTAACAAAGCTATGGTAAAATGGACGATGCCTTCCTCGACTGGATACGGCCAAGCCCAACAAATGACCCAGAACTACGCTGGTGATTGGGAATGGAAGAACCCAGATTGGGAGTGCAACCGCTGGCGCAAAACGGGCTTCTATCAAGCCCAGTTCCGTCTTGCCGCACAGGTTAAAGACCCAACCATCATGCACTCGTTCTTGCACCGCCTGCCACAAAGCAAAAACCTTTATGGTTCCTGCTGCGATGTGCAGCCTTATATCGTTCCTGAGAACAATCAGGATTGCTATAGCTGCGCTGGTGTAGGTGACATTGTTGTGCCTTCCTAAGTTAAACAGGGGAGGGGCGAAAGCCTCTCCCCACAACCTTAAATAAAAATAATATGTCTAATTCACGACCTCTCGCTTATGATCGGGTTCAACTTTTTGGCCCGACACCAATCAACTTGCTTGTTGCAGACCCTATTGTAGCTAGCGTTACTCAGTCCACCAAAATTTTGGAACTGAATGATGCTGATACAAAGTTCTTTCCGACCAGCATTGTTATCGAAACTGCTTACAAACGTGGAACTATTTCATTTGCGCCTATTGTTCGCGCTGACAATGGAACTGTTAGCACATGGTTAACCAATGCACTAACAATTACAGCAGTAGAAAATACATTCAATAATATGGTGTTTTCTGCAAATGCTCCTGTTATTACTGGGGATAGTTCGCTGCGTCTTGCTAAAACCACTCTTGGAGTTGGTCAAGCTACTGCAAGTGCAACTCGCACAAATGGAATTGCTACAATCGTTACTGGTGCTGCTCATGGTTTCTCCACGGGCGACACGATCACGATTGCCAGCATGACTAATAGCACATTTAATGATGTGCAAGCGGAAATCACCAGAGTTGACGATACTACGTTCACCTATGCGAACGCTGGCGTTAATGTTTCTGGCCCCGGCACTGATACTGCTGGACGTGTTGGCGCACTTTATGTGAACGTCTACGTTGTTGGTATCTAC